ATGTTTTACTATCGCTTCTTTAATGGTATCAACAAAGAACTTATTTAATTCCTTTTCAATGGTTAAAGATGCACCAACTTTTACCACTTTATCAGTGGGTTTTATATTAAGTTTAGTTAATAAACTCATATTATTATTACTCCTTTTGTTATTATTAGAATTGCGTAGAGTTATTACTACGTCTTTTTTATTTCGCTATGTCAAAGAACTTCTCACTTCCGTATATTATCGCCTTGTAAGATATTGAAAGATATAACCAATATAATTAGTATGCAAGTATTATTAATAATAAAAGATAATGTTATAATATATGCTATAAAGTATTATATATTTATGCGTCGGCAATAATGCCACATTAATAATAATAGGAGTTAATAATAACATGGAAATGACACGTAAAGAACATTTAAGTCTTCAAGATATAATCAATGCTATTGAGGAGTATATACAAAGAGTTACTAAACGTAATGCATTGCAATTAGATAGTGCATTGGGTAGCCTTGAAGCCTTAGAAGGTGACCTCTCATCTATAATAAATGATGTTAAAGAATGTATTGAGGGTAGAGTATAAGAAGTATATTATATATATACTATCTATAAGAACGCCTCCGTTATTAGGGGGCGTTTCTTTTACCAAAATATTTATAAAATTAAATGTTTATCATGATAAACCTCAATTTCAACCTAATATGCACCCCACAACGGAACTTCGAGGGGGTGGGTATACGTAAAAAAACCCTCACACTCATTCTAATATATATTTTTGTATTTTACAACCAAATCCTATAAATACCCTTGTATTATGCAAGTACCATAATCCAATAAGTTAAAAAAATTTTAGAATTTTGGTTTTTAAAACAGGGTATAATTTTCTTTTTCTTTACTATATTATTATATAGTTTCTTTTTTATCTATTGATACAACTTCTATATATATACTTATAGATTATAGTTATCTATAGATATTCTTCTATATATATAGAGAGGAGAATCTCCCATTTGCAAAATAGATTGGAAATGTTATATATTATCATATGGATTTTTTAGAAATAAAAGGTAAAGAGCACTATCTATACGATAATGAACAAGAGTTTAGGGCATTAGGACAACAAATGCCCCTTAGACATTATTGGAGAGATGGGACTGAAGGTGAGTGGGTTAAAACTGATGATGATTATATATGTCAAATCCTCCGAAAAATAAAAATCGGCAAAAAAGACTGTGTTAGAACGGTGTGTGGAACATTTGACATCAACAATAAGTATTCAATGAAAGGCGAGGATGGAATCGCTGATAATATTTATTCATTTTCAGGGAAGAAAGTCGATGGATTTTCTGATAGACCCACCAAGGGGCAATTTCTATTCGCACAATACGTTGCACAAGGCGTTGATGTGATTGATGCCTACAAAAAAGCATATCCAAAAGCCAAGAGTGAGCTTGGGATACAACATCAAGTCAATAAACTTCTAAAAGTGGAGCATGTAAAGAAGATGATTAAGGACGAAATACAAAAATGTTTGAATGAGGAGGGAGTAACAGCCGAGTGGATTATTGGTCGCTACAAGACCATAGCTGATTTGGCTGAACGTGACTCTGATAAGCTCCGTTCACTTGAATCCCTCACAAAGATTGCTGGAATGTTTGAAACAAACGACACAAAGACAGAGCAATTGACTGTTTTCGCTGGATTTACACCCGAACAACTGGAGGAAGTGAAAAATGGGAAAAGTACGCCCCTCGTACACGCAACAAGAGAAGAGTCCGAAGAGTAAAGTGGATTTATGCCCAATGTGTGATAAATCCTTATATTTAAACGATGAATATACTCAACGAGTAGGACTATTGGACGAAGATGACTATTGTTGTGGATGGATGTGCCCTCATTGTGATGGAATGTTTGATACTGATAATAATTTAACTGGAATCAATGGGTTGGATGAAATGGGAGAAGCGTAGATGCCGAGATTTGGTAGTAAATCTAAAGAGAGATTAGCTACCTGTGACCCAATACTACAGGAAGTTTTTAATGAAGTAATAAAATATATCGATTGCTCTGTATTGGAGGGCACTCGTAGTGAAGCAACGCAGAATAAGTATTATGACGAAGGAAAAAGCAAGTTTCGTTTCCCTGGCAGTAAGCATAATTCTCTGCCTAGCCGTGCTGTTGATGTCACTCCTTACCCCGTGGACTGGGATGACAGAGAGCGTCAAACTCTTTTTGCAGGGTTTGTGCTTGGGTTGGCTCGTGGGATGGGTTATACTCTACGGTGGGGAGGGGACTGGGATTTAGACTGGGAAGTGAACGATAATAAATTTGATGATTTTCCTCATTTCGAGGTAAGAGAGTAGCTCAATGGGGACGTGATACTTGGCATATTAATGTTTACGTCTCTAAACTTATTTGATGCATATAATGATGATAAAATTCCAAATTGCCCAATTTACTGTGGTATCGAGCATATCCATAAAGGAGAAAGTATGAATAATAGAATGGAATACGATAAAGGTGATGTTTATGATATTTTTGAAGAAAAGAGTAAGCCTTTTGATACTGCTATAGCAAGTCTTGAAGAAGCTGGGCTTGGAGAAAACTTCTTACAATCTCTTGTAATGGGTTCTGTTGGGGGAGGAATAAAAATTAATAGTCTCTCAGATGCATTTAAGCTAGCTGATAAATTTAAAGGTTTAGTTAATATTCCTCCATATTTACGTTCTCCTTGGGTAAAATCTAAAGGATTCCGTAAAGTTGGTATAGGCAAAGGGAAGGCAACTCCAAATGACCCTTTATTTGAAGCATTAAAGAAATTGGATAAAACAGGTGAAAAAATCCCCTCAAGTAGAACTTTAGACTTTTTATTAGATAAATAATTGGCAAACTTAAACCTACATGGAGACGTATCAAAGAATGAGGAAATACTTCACATGGCGTATAGTGACCTCATCGTCTTTGGTAAAATGTTCTCCCCTCAAGACTTCCTTGCTTCAGCAACGCCACAATTTCATAATGAAGTAGGGAAGCTTCTTCTTGACAAGGATATACGGCAACTTGGACTCGTATTGCCACGAGACCATGCAAAATCTACGTTGGCTTCCACGGCAGTACTCCATAGGTTGCTATTTGCAACAAAAGAGAACCCTGAGTTTATTGCATGGATTGGCGAAGCACAAGACCAAGCCATAGATAATCTCGGTTGGATGATGAATCATATATACTCCAATCCCTCAATTCACTATTATTTTGGTGATTTGCAAGGTACGAAGTGGACAAAGAATGAATTTACGCTTACAAATGGATGTAGGATAATTGGCAAGGGAACATCTCAACGTCTTCGGGGTAAAAAGCAAAATTCTACAAGATATACTGGAATGGTGCTCGATGACTTTGAATCAGAGTTAAATACCAAAACTCCTGAAGCAAGACAGCAAATTAAGAATTGGGTAACAGCAGCAGTATATCCAGCCATTGATTTTGATAAAAATGGCTTTCTATGGTGTAATGGAACGATTGTCCATTATGACTCATTTTTAAACAACCTTGTCCGTGATTCTGTAGCTGCAGAGAAAAATGGTGAAGAGTTCTCATGGGATATACTTACATACAAGGCAATTAACTCTGATGGCACTCCATTATGGGCATCACGTTATCCTCTTAAAAAATTAGAAGAAAAGAAACAATTCTATATAGATTCGGGAACTCCTGCTAAATTCTATCAAGAATATATGAATCAAGCAAAATCACCCGAAGATGAAATATTTACCGAAGGAGATATTACGGATGGTCTATATAAAGGACATTGCAAGTTTAATGAAGAAGCTCAAAGTTGGTATATCCAATTTGATGACGATAGTAAAGAGTTTGTCAATATTTACATTGGTGTTGACCCAGCTTCAACGCTTGGGATACGTAATGACTTTAGTGTTATTATGGTTATTGGCGTTACTAAAGACTTTGATTACTATGTTATTGAATATTGGCGTAAAAGAGTCTTGCCAATGGACTGTGCAGATGAGATATTTAAAATCGTTAAACGATATTCGCCAGTCAAAAGAGTAAATATTGAAACAATTGCATATCAAGAAATGCTTAGGGATTATGTGCAAAAACAAAGCAAAATACGAGGAATGTTCATTCCTGGTATAAATAAAGGAATTAAAGGGTACGGCAACCAAAAGAAGAAGGATAGACT